ATATTATGTATTGACGAAATTCAATTTATTAACTACTAATCCACATATAATCTTATTAGTATGCTCCTAATTTGATTGGTAGGGAGTTGGTTATTTACTAGGACTAACTCCCTGCACTTGAAAGGAAAACACAGATGATAAAACAAAATTTTATTTTAGTTCAATCGGATGAAATATCTTATGCTGAAAAAAAATTCTGGCATCGAGTGGAAGTGTTAAAAAAAGTATTAAGAGAAGCTATCCACCAAGACATGAAAATAATGTGGAAGTGGAAATTAATTTCATTAATGAAAGAATGTGAGTTTAGCAAATGAATAAAGAATTTATAATCGGAGTTTTACTGATGTTTCTTTGGTCTTGCATAATGGTTTATTCTGTCATTATGCAGTTTGAACTTCCAGTATAACGAATGGTAACCCTTACAAATAAAAGAGGTTTACCTAAAAGCATCGTCTCTGCCATTGAGCTGTATTCCTCCAAGTACCATAGAGGCGATGCTGATATTTCCATGACGCAACTAATAGACGCACCAAAAATAAAAATACTCAAGGAAGAATACGCTGACAAACTGGAAGAGGATGTATCGGAAGTCATATGGCGAGTGTTCGGCAATGCCGTTCACAAGCTGTTTGAAGATTCCGACAAGGATAAGAACACAATCCTGGAGAAAAGATTTTTTGGAAAATGCAATGGATGGACTGTCTCTGGAGCTATCGACAAGCTGAAGGTCATAATGGAATTGGTGGAAGGCAAATGGGAAGCTGAACAACAACTCTTGCCCATTAAAAAGGCAACCATCTATGACTACAAATGCGTTTCCACATGGCAGATATTTAAAAATACCTATCACCCCAAAGGTTACAAGGATGAATGGGAAAACCAGTTGAACGGCTATGCTTGGCTGCTACGGCAAAACGGATATGTTGTTGAGGGAGCAAGAATAATTGCATTGGCAAGGGATTGGCAAAAATCAAAGGCGTGGTTTGAGAGTGAAAAGGAAGGATATAATCCTGACATTGATTATCCTGATGTGCAGATCAAGGTCATTGCTATTCGGCTATGGTCAAATGAAAAGCAGGATGAATACATGAGGTCAAGAGTGGAGACGCATCAACAGGCAGATCAACTGTTCCACACCGAGAACATTGAGGTTGATTGCACCGACAAGGAACTGTGGAAAGATTCACCAAAGTTTGCCGTAATGAAAAAAGGTAAAAAAAGGGCATTGAAACTTTTTGATGACAGGGAAGATGCACAGGATCACGCAAAGAATTTTAAAGATACATCAATTGAGATAAGACCATCTGTGGCTCGGAGATGCGCTTCGTACTGCAATGTAGTCAATTTTTGTGAACAAGGAAGGAGGGAGAGAAATGGCTTACAATCAACCCACCAAGCCAACGCATGAACTATTTTATATCGAGGAATATGTCGATAAAAGTACAGGGCAACCTAGAAAAAAAAGAGTAGTGTGGGCGAAGGGTTGGGAGAATCAAGATAAGTTCGATAACAACGAACCTTATTTTACTTTTCCATTGGGTAAGACTGGTTTTAAACTTATGGTTAAAAAGGTTAGACCGGATAAACCAATGCAAAATCAAGGTGGTTATCAAGCTGATCCACAAGGGTATCAGCCACAGCAACCTGCGCCACAAGAACCTGTGCCACAACAACTTGTGCCACAGCAAAAAACAGTTAATAGCAATGATGCACAGGATGATGATGATATACCATTTTAACACAACAGGGAGAAGCGAGGATGGGAAACTGTCCTCGCTTGTAAATTATGGAAGTGCTTAAAAAATTAAATTCAATATGGGTTGCGGTTAAACATGAAGAAAACCCAAAGAAAAACATTCCGCCTGACAATCAATGTTCTTCAGGCATTGATAACTTTCTAACTTTGGATGAAATAAAAAAAGTAAAAAAATTAGTTCAAGGATATGTAATGCCGAAAGAATATGACGCTGGATCGCTGCGCTTTTTAGCGTCAAAGGTATGCAACTTCTACTGCATTAACATGAATGAATTTTTATCAAAAAGAAGGCAAAAATATTTAGTCAATGCAAGAATAGACTTTATTCACATGGCAAAAAAAGAAACACAGAGGAATTACGCTGAAATAGCAAGATTTTTACAAAAACATCATACCACTATTTTACATCATGTGAAAAAACAACCTGTAAATTTGGATAAAATTATTGATGAATAAGTATCGTTCAGGTTTAGAGGTCTTGGTTGCCAAGCAACTTAAAAAATTTAGAATTGAATTTACTTATGAAAAACTGGTTATACTTTACATCCATCCACAGGAAACACACAAATACATACCTGACTTCAGGTTGGCTAACGGCATTTTAATTGAAACCAAAGGTCGGTTTGTTCTGTCAGACAGAAAAAAACATTTGCTGATTAGAAAACAATATGGCGATGCCTATGATATTCGCTTTGTGTTCAGCAACTCCAAGTCAAAAATATACAAGAGATCAAAAACAACCTATGCCGACTGGTGCATCAAGTACGGCTTTCAATTTTTCGACAAAACAATTCCGATCAAGTGGATCAAGGAGAAGCATGGCACTCATCGTTCTTAATGCACTAATGCTAATCGTCTTAATTTTTATTGCCGTTATGGTCTATGCCATAGGCGAAAGAATAGCAGAGAAGAAATGATTGAATGGGATACCCAAAAAAACACAGAGGCAGGAGAAAAAGAGGATCGAAGTACAGGAGAAACAAAAAAAGGCAAAAAATTAAAAACAAAAAAACAAAGAATAAAGGCAAATAAGAAATGAAAAAACACATTAAAATTTATGATGATTTCTGGTTGCCAGAATTAACTATTGCACAAACTTTTCAATGCACAGCTTGTGGTAATTGGTTAGGCACAGACATTCATCATATTCAAAATAAAGGTATGGGAGGCAGTAAATTTAAAGATTTTATTGAAAATCTCATTTGTCTTTGTCGTTCCTGCCACACTAGATGTCATTCCGATAAAAGATACAACAAAGAATTAAGAATTAAAAATTTACGATTAATAGCCGATAAACTGGAGAGTGAACTAGATGAGTCTTGATAATACTTTAAACCGATACGATCCTCACAAGATCGCTGAAGCCAAGATGGAAGCCATCATTAATTATCGCAAGTCCAAAAGAATGTTTAAAAAATTAACACGAATGCTAGATAAAAAATTGTCCAGTAGATTTTTGCATTATCGTTTTCTGACCAATGAAAAACACGCAGTCAAGGATGCCGAAGCAAAAGCAAAGATTGATACGGAAGTGCAAGAGGTAGAAGTTCACTTGGAAAAAGCTGAAGAGCTGATGGATGAAGCGTATTCAGAATTAGATCGCATTACCACTAAAATAGAACTGATGGCTGATGCCAACGCAACTGCAAGAGCTGAAATGAAACTTGGGAGTTTGACTCCATAATGAATAATATAATTGAATTATCAAAAAGCGAAGGTTTTCAAGCTAGTCTTGTAGGTATTCAAAGAAATATTGAAGCAATTTTAGATGGAAGAAAAACATATTTTAGAGAAGATAAAACTTGGACTAGTCATATTGAAGGAGCTTGTGGAGAATTAGCTGTAAGCAAGTATATGAATTTATACTGGGGAGGAAGCGTCAACACTTTTAAATTAGATGGAGATTTATGTAATGGGTGGGAAGTAAGAACACGATCAAAAGATAATTGGGATTTAATCATTAGGAATAATGATCCAGAGAACAGGGTTTATATTTTAGTAACAGGTATGTTTCCAAAATATACTATGAGAGGTTGGATTCAGGGAAAACAAGGAAAACAAAATCAATTCTATAAAAATCATGGCAATTATGGATATGCTTGGTTTGTTCCTCAAAACTATTTGCAACCAATGGAAAATTTAAAAGGAATATTCAATGAGTAAAAAAATAATTAGAATTAATCAGATAGATAATGGTGGGGAGAATGAGAACGGATTGAAAGTTGATAAGCTCTGGGAATTGTATTTTGAAAACGAGGAAAATCCTCGCATCCTGGACAATACTCAAATGCTGCACTACATGACCAAAGGAACAAGTCCACCAAAGAACATTCATCACTTCAGGAGATGGCAAACAACTTTTACTTCCACCGACAAGGTGCATACATGGTGGGCAATCGTGTACAGCGATCCCATTGACCATGATATGCTGCTGCCAAATAAGTTTTATAATTTAATTTATGAAGGTCATCGCAAGGAAGAAGATGAAAAAGCTGAAACTGTATTAGGTGAAAGAGGAGACATCTCCACAGCCATATCATCTGCTGTCCACAGGACAACTTCAGAAACAGATTTAAAGGAACTGGAGGCAGGAAGAAAGCATCCAGATTATAAGTATGATGATGAAGATGTGTATGCAATGGAAAGAAGAACAGCGTACACGCCCATCAAGGATGAAGATAAAAATACGACTTAAAACTGCCCACTAGTTGCCCACTCCCTGCCCACTATGTTAAATAATGGCTGTTTTCTGCCATATATTAGCTATATACATACTTGGTGATATAATGCTATAAATACATAATGATTAAAAAAATGGAAAACAAAATTAAATATATCTCACCTAGAGAAGAATATAATAATAAATCTCAAGGAAGATGCCCTAAAAATCTTATTGCTGTAACTGAAACAGGAACTTTTTTTCTTCACATTTGGCATAATGAACAAGCGTATGTAGATGCAAGTGAAATTGGCTGGGGAGAATACAACGCAAGACCATTTGAAGCTGATGTTTATAAACTTAACCAAGATGTTGAAATTGATTTAGATAAAATTACTTGTAAAACATTTTGGAATGTTTGCCATCTTAATAGTAAACAACTTAACAACTATCCTCTTGAAGGAAGATACCAAGATATTCGTAAAGAATTTGAAATCACTGCAACTAGAGAAAGAAAATAATGAACAACTTAACAATGGAGAAATAATATGCTTACTATATTTAAAAGAGAAGATGGGAAAAGTCCTTACTATTACATTAGAGGAACAGTTCGTTTTGGAAGGAAAAGAATAACTGTAAAGGAATCAACTGGATGTTTGAAAAAAGCTGATGCAGAGAGGGTTTGTGCTGCAAGAACAAGGGAAATTATTTTAGGTCTGGAACATGAAAACCACATGACCTTCAGCGAATGCCTGGAAAAAATGTACAACAACTCCAATCATTGCCCACGATCAAACAGAATGTCCTTGTTTAAAAGAGTCAATGAAATTCTTGGTCATCATCATTTAAGCGAATTGAATAATGACTTGATCTCCCAATACGCCTTTAAGATGTTTCCAGTTCTGGAAAAATACAAGGGAGTTAAACTGCGAGACTTGGCGTATGATGAAAGACAGGAAGCATCAAGAAAATTCAATACAGCCAATAATAACTATATTGCCGTTGTCTCCAAAGTGTTGCACTACGGAGCAAGGCAGGACTGGTGCAAAGATCCAACCATTGAGCATTTTGAAGTTCTCGGTAACAGATCGGTGGAAAAAAGGCATTTTACTGTGGAGGAAGTCAATCGCTGTGTGGAGAATACGGATGATGCGCAAATAAAAATGTTACTGATATTTTTAATCTATACCGGCTGTCGCATTAGTGAAGCTCTGAATATGAATTGGAAAGAAAAAAATCCTGAAAACAATCAACCGATGATTGACATGGAAAATGATATGCTGAACATTTGGCAGTTCAAGACGCAGGAATGGAGAACAATTCCAATGCACGAAAGAGTAAGGGAATTTTTGGATAGGATTAATGATAGGGAGGGTTTTTTATTTGAATGGAAACACCAGCACCAGGATCAGAACAATCGCAAGGGCATTCCTCAAAGATGGGATGTGATGTTGCAGTTGGCAAAAGTGCCATTTAAAACTCGTCATGATTGCCGACACACACACGCAACTTGGCTGTCGGACAATGGCGCATCGAAGCAGGAGATTATGAAAGTTGTTGGATGGAAAAGTGATAAGGTTGCATTAGGGTATATTGATACAACCGACAGTAAGGTGAAACATTTAATCAATGGGTTGCCCAAATAAAAAAAGAGGGGAATAGATTTCTCTACTCCCCTTTTTGATTCTTATTTAATTTCTATTTAATGTTCTCTTGAATAATTTTTAAAAACCAAGAGTTATCTTTAATAACACCCATCAATCCGTTTGTAATTGAGTTCACGACAATTTCTTCATTCGTATCTTTCGCCAAGACATTGCCTTCCTGCGTCAAGCTCATTTCATAAGCGATGGCGTGTAAGACTTCGTGTAAAAGAGTATTGGCGTAATCGGCATCGGTCAAGTCCTGCTGTATCTCGATCTTGTTTGACCTGTGATGATACTCACCATAGCAGTCTGTCTGCTTGGCAAAGTCAGACTTGATGAATTTAATGTCAATTTCCTTATATCCAATCTTAATTTTTGGTGGACACTTTCTCATCAATGAATTTAAAGTATACCGATTTTACTTAAAATAATTAGAACGATAACCAATAAGGCAAACCAAACAAACATTTTCATTTGCTTCTTCAGTCCATAATACCATTCCTTAATTTTTTCCATATTACCTCCTATTTCTTTTTAAAGTTTTTTGCTATGGACTCGCCACTTCTTCCGAGAACATATCCTCCCAGACCAATTTGCAGTAATGTCCACAAATCTTCTGGAATGGTTAATGTAATTTCCACACCAAAAAAATATTTTACATAAGGCATGAGAATGTAATTGTTGAATATGATTATGATAAGACAATACATTAACATTGGTCTCCATGTCGCTGTAATCCAATGCTGTGATTTAGCTTCGGAATCAACAATACTTGCTGCTGCCTTGAACTTGGACATATCGGTATTAAGCAATTCCTGGTTAAATTCTGCCTTGATCTTCTGTGCCAAATCCTTGTCAGGAACAGCTTTGTCTATTGTGCCTAAAATTGTTTTTGCAAGTGGTGCGATTACACCTAATAATTGCAGCATATATATCCTACTTGTTGCAAATAAATAGCCAGATTAGCAAATTGAATTGCCACTAGCATTGCGAATAATATTAAAAAGATAATTTTCATTATTAAATCTCCTTTAATTTTTTTGATAGTGCTTCAACCCTGTGATACACTTGCTGATACCATTTTGATAATTTAATCTCTTCAGATGCGTCTTTATGCAAACCATCTTTAATAAATTTTATGGTCTTGCCAAATTTACTAAAACCGGTTCTGCCTAAAACAAAGCAGCATTCAATTCCTACTTCTTTAGCCATTGGATGACAGTCACCCAACAAATCATCGGCTGATCTTCTTGCCACAGAAAAATCCACTTCAAACCATTTCTCTACTTCCTTATGAGAATAAACTTTATTGATGTCGATCTTGTCGTTTGGCTGAATTTTATGTCCATAGCCAATTGTATAGAATGGCTCTTGATAGCCGTTAAACTTCAATTGGTATGCTTTATATTTGCATCCTTCATGCTTCTTGATTTCATTTTTTAATGTTTCAAAGTCCACTTTTCTTTTAATTCCTTTTTTGCTTTTTCCAGATACACAGCCAGATCAAGTGCCTCCTCGATTGCATTATCCAATGCCTGAATGATATTCATTGGCGTACTGACCATTGTGTTTTTATATTTAATTATTCCTGCTTCGGAACGAATAACCATTCTTTCAATGAGAGCTTGTACTAATGGATCTCTGGTTTTCATCTTAATGACATCGGTATTAAAGTTGGTACGGATTCGATGATAGCACCAACGCTTATGATCGGTCTTTTAATGAAGTTCTTTTGGTAGCGCATGGATGCAGCTTTGGGATCAATGCTTGATCCTACACACATCGCAAAATTTAGAGCTGTTGGACTTGACCATAGGGAAATCGAACTGATCGTATGAAAATGTCCACAGACAAAAGAACAGCCAAGCTCCTTTGAACTGGCTAAAATATTATTCTTGAAATTATGCGTGAAAAACACATTTGTCCTGTTGGGCAATTTGATGTTCAGCTTGTCGTGCCATTGCCAGTCAGACTTGATCTCATAGATGGTGTTCAGGTCTTTCAGCATAGAACGAGGGATGCCAAACCTCTCTGCCCTTCGCATGATGCGCAGGTCGTGGTTGCCGAAAAGAATATCCATTTGAGGAAAAAGTTTCTCCAACTTGCGAATTTCTTTTTTGGCACTTGCCAATTCAAATACCGGACTTTCAACATTTGGATCGGCAGGTCGTTCAACTTGGATACTCGCATTGTCAACCAGATCGCCAATGTGGATTACACGAGTCGGTTTTACCTGGTCTTTTATTTTTTTAATCCAATTCCAATAATTTTTATTATGAAATGGAAAATGAGTGTCCGATAGTATTAAAATCCTTCGATTTTGCTTCACTACAATCCTTATTGTTTTATTAAGGTCTAATCATACCACCTCTATCGTTTAAATGCTTTCTCGTGCATCCTAGAGGGTTTTTATTTAGACTTTATCCTTATAAATTAAAGAAATGTATAGATTGCTCCTAATTTTTTCTTAACCTAACATCATGGTATAAACGGATCTCAACAGAAGTCCGAGAATCATAAAACTACAAGTCCAGACGATCTTGAAGATCGTATCAATTTTTGAGCTTATGTGATGAACATGATTGTCGAGTTTCTGATTGATGAGTTTCAACTCTCCATTGATTCTTATGATGTCTTTTTCATTCTCGGTAATCTTTTCTTCAGCCATGTTAAGCTCCTATTCCTTTAGTTTTAATTAATGGAAAGGCATCAAAGGGAATACAATATGCTTTAATTATTAATTTATTTTTATATTTTTCCCTATTGTCATTATATGTATTCATGTATTCGTCTCGTGCAAAAATACATTTTGCTTCTGTAGTATATACTATACCATTGTATTTTATGGTTGGCTGGTTAGGAGATGACATAAGTATTAGAAGTAGAAAAACTTTTACCATTATTAATCTCCATAGGAATAAGACCTATTCGTACTTGAGTTTCCTGCTATTAAATCGAACAATTTGTCATGTTGAAGAATTATTTTTTTATTGACCTTTTGTATATCTGCATCTTTATTACGAAGTTTCTTTATGACTTTCTTTAATTCACCAACATCAGCAATAATATTTTCCAAATCCAGTTCCATCTTGACTTGATTTTCTACAACTGATTTTTCTGATTCTTGCTGATAGAATTTATATATTTCCTCTATTTTAGAATTTTGCTGACTTAAAAACCAAACTAAAGCACAAGCTTGTAAAGCCATAGCAAAAATTAATGCAGCATTTATTTTCATTCCGTTCATTCTTCACTTGCCCATTTGAACACTTGCTTGATGCTCCATGTAGTTTTATCGGAATCAACTGAACTGTCATTGTTCGCTACCTTTTCCGTATCGGTATGTGATTCTCCATAGGTAACTGTAGTCGTTGATGGTCTTACATTCATATTACAGCCATACATACTAAAAACAGCTAGGCTTAACATTAGTAGTTTAACAGCCATATGACTACCCCAAGTACGAGTACACACATTATTATAGGTAAATATTCCTTATCCATTATTGGCAACTCTCACATTCGCTTACACAAGTGCAAGGTTCTTGGTTACACGCTGGACAAACTCTTGGTTTATCATTGTCACCACAGTTAGGGTGACTACATTCGGCTTTTAATATTCCGCATTCGCAAAGGTCACTCATGATTTAGGATACTTCGCTTTCACTTCTGCTCGTTTAGCTTCAATGGCTGCCTTGTCATCCGTGTCATATAAAGCGACAACTAAATCCTGTACGGAAGGGTATTCAGCTTCTCTTTTTCTTGCATAGTCCTGTGCATCCCATTCTGCTTGTAAACGGTCTGTTTCAATTTTTATTTTATCTTCGTCTAAAACGACAGAATTTTCATCCTTATCTCTTGCATCTGATTTACCAATTATGCAAACAACATTTGAATGTATGCTGAAAATTGCTTTATTCCTAATGCTCATACTCCAATCTCCATTGCTGTTATTGTTGATGCAAGATTTGGTGTAGTAATATCATCAACAAAAGTAGTAGGACGATTACAAAGAAATACGCCATTTCCCATTACTTGAACTTGGTAGGTTATTGCTGACGTTGTTGCTGGAGAATCAAGATACTTAAATGAGGTACTTTGTACATCGTAGGCAGTTATCTGCTTTGCCGCTCCAGATGCTCTGATTCTGTTAGTTTCTCCACTGTTATGATCCCCAATGCCTACCGTTGTTGAGGCTCCTCCTGATATCGAGCGTAAAGTACTAAAAAAGTTATATACACTCGTTAATCCTCCTCCTTGCATGTGAACATCAAATAATATTTTATTGCTTGATGATGAAGGAGTAATCGTTACAGCTAATCCTGTTATGTTAAGCCAAGTATCATCGTTGGATATTGAAATGGAGTCAGCCATTGTTGTGCTTTGTACTTGCAGAACTTTTCCACCAGTTGGCTCTGTCTTGTAGGTTTGATCTCCGTACAATACTGTACTTGAACTTGCCGTTCCAGTACCTAGTCTTGCCGTTGGTACAGTTCCAGATGTGAGTTGTGTTGCATTAAGTGCCGTTAGATTAACTCCACTTGATGCTGGCATAGTTGCAGGTGGTGTAAGTGTGGATGCACTGATGTCCAGTGTCGCTCCACTTGGTATTGAAACCGTATCTCCTGATGTGCCAATCTCCAGAGCCGTTCCGCTTTGGGGATCGAGTTTATCTACTTTTAATACTGATGCCATTTATTCTCCTATAATGTTCTATCTGCAATCACTTTAGCTTTCCAAGCATCCTTAACCGTCTGCGTCCAAACTACATTAGCAATCGCCTGTATTTCTGAGTCTTCACCAGAAACGTCCCTGTCTATGAAATTGTCACTTTCATCTACTAAGCCACAATCTATGACTTTTCTATCAAAAGAACGGGACAGTTCTATTCCATCTTCTTTTATCACAACATCTCGTCTTATTTGAATATGTCTAAATTCAGAAACAATTTCAATTTTGCCTATTTCATTTGTTTTTGTTAATGCCATCTTTTTCCTCCTTTAATTATGTTAAGCCGTCATATAAGTTACTGACCCACGTAGATATACAGTAGCCGCTGATATACTAGCGACACTCGAGCCAAAATTGCCTTGTCTATCGCCATCCACTTCCACAACTTGAAAAACCATATAGGCTACACCCGCAGTTATTGATGGAACTATTCCAACAAAATCAGTGCCAGTTGTAAAGGAAGAGTTAGGATAATAATACATATCATTTCCTAACCATTGTCCTGCTGCATCAGCAGTGAAAGGAAGAGAAATTCGTACATCTCCGACTAATGTGGGAGTCGCTACATTGTTTGCGGCTATACTCACATTACAAATATTACCCACTTTAGTATAGTAACCAGCTCCAAAGCTCCCAGAGCCACTAGTACTTCCCGTCATAGTGGGTGTCCAAGTTCCTCTTTCAT